AAAAGTGGACTGTTTACGGGACCATGACATGCAAATGGACTCGTAAGCAGTTGGAATATTTTAACAATACGAAAAGACATTACGTCTTCATAAATTGTAATGAAGAATCATGTGATAATATCGACGGCTTTCCTTATATTATTCACCCTGATGGTGAAATCAGTATCGGGTACACCGAATTTTAAAGACCTCGCACAACGCTAAGAGCGATAGAAAGGACAAACGCGTCAGTGAGGGTGTTGACAGGCTTGAGGGTGCTTATATGTTTCACGAGCGATCGGTTCCATAGAAGACGGATCAGGAAGGTGGTAATAAGAAGGGCGAGAACGTACAAGAGAAATTCCCTGACCATATCAGTGCGAGTTTGAGATTTGGCAACGTCTTTAATCATTTATTACATGTTGATATTTTTTTTCTAAATAGACAGTAAGATGACCAATCTGCCCCTGAGTGGTTCCGAACCAAAATTCACGAATAGACGGTGGTCGACTAAAAAGGGTGTTGGAAGTAATAACTGCTATGCGTATGCTGTGGGAGACTACGAAGCGTACAGGTGGCAGAAATCAATACCAGGTGATCGATCGGGGCTTTCTAACAAAGGTCATAATTACACGTCATGTAAGGGATTAGCGAACCGCGTTGTTTCAGACAACCCAACAAAGGTTTACAAAGCTCGAGCGAATGAAAGATGTAAAAAGGGGTACTACAAAGTTATGATGTTCGTGTCCCCTGGGCGACCTGTGAACTACATTCGACAGGGAGATTTTCACTTTTATAAACAGCATGGTGTTGTTGAGTATAAGATCAAACCAGGTGACACCATTGCTTCAGTGGCAAAGTTCTTCAAAATTCCAGTGTCCCGAATTCAAAAGGCGGGATCATTTAAAGTTGGCAAACGTATCGTTTTCCGTGCCAATGTATTTAGTCATAAACGTGGGTGGGCCACGGGACCTCTCCTGAAAGATGCTAGGGGTAATATGATCAAGGATCCACGGACATCTTCGAGGGATTATTCTACGCTAAACTATAAACTATACTGTGGGTCATTCTGCGTCAAGAATAGAGGAATCAAAGTCGGCAAGACTCATCCCAAGGTCGGCAAGAATACTGTCTAGGTCGGGTTGATTTTCAACGTCAAAGTTGATATCAAATAAATCCAATACATCGAATATAGAATTTTCATTCAATGACACAGAGTTTGCGACTGCTGTGTGATTGTTCTGAATCGTAACTAGAACATTAAATTGAGATGCGTCAAACACTTTTCTACATGTGGGACATGTGTTCTTACCTTGGTTTTTCCACTCCTGTAGACAGTGGGAATGAAATATATGTCCACATCTGATCGGAGGATTTGACCTCGTCGATCGGACTTCACCGAGACATATAGCACATATGGGCATTCTACAGTAGGGTAGTAAAGTATTTTTCGTAATTTAGCTCATGTAATTTAATAAATTTTAGATGTATCGACTAGGGGTTTGTTGCAGTCTACACACGGGCCCGTACCCTGGTTAGCTGCCTGCACTTTGTTGAAAAGTTCGGGACCAGACTTCTGGAGAAGCTGGCGGTAGGAGTAATTATCCTCGTAGGTAATATTGTTCTGCTTCATGACATAGTTGTTGAACAACTGGGCTGAAGAGTTCACAGTGAAGCATCGTCCATCGGCCATTCCAAGTCGTTGAGACATATTGTTACTATAAATTTAGAAATTAATTTGCCGGTTGTTAATTGTATGTAACCATGATTTGAATCCCTTATTTTTCAAATGTTCCACAAAAGGATCGCATCGGTATCCCAGATAAATATCAAATACATCAGTTTCCTGTGTCTGGGATACACGGATTGATTTGTTTTCATTTATGTGTTGGTTAATGATATTATAGGCAAATGCGATTTCCTTGAGTGTTTCTGCACCGGTAATGATAATTTTACCAGTACTGAAGATACTACAAGTGATCTCTTTCATATCATTTGCTGGTTTAAACTTAATCTTCACGGCAGAGTAGCGATCTGGTTCAAATGATACTTTGAAAATATCAGAGTACTCTTCAAACCAATTCGAAACCACATGAAGGTTGATATTGTAGTTTAAACTGAAGTTGGAGTTAATCATCACTACACGGAAGGAATCTTCTGGTATATCATGATCGATATCAAGAAAAGTCTTGAAAATGTATGTAAGTTGTGTGATGATACGCTTACAGTCAAAGAGATCACAACAGCCAGCAACTTGAATACTCCCATTCGGGAATACCTTTACTGATTTAGTGCTGTAGCTGTCATGATACGTCAGTGTAACTTGATTGTAAAATGTCGTCGGTTTCAGTTTCCAGTGAAATCCTCCGTCACCTCCAGAGCCTGATCGTTTCATGGTGTAAGAACCAATCTCCTCGAAAATAGCTCGAAGTCTCTTTATATTAATCTGCTGAACAAAACTTGATATCATAGTTATTGTGGTAATCTTTACCCATGAAGGTCTTAACTCATCAGGTAAAGCTTTGCGAAATTCATCCAGTGTCAATAGATAAGAAAAACTGTTGTTTGCGATCGATGAATACATCTCGATTTTGGGACATACTTTATATGTTCCACACACCCCACTTAGGTGTTTAAAGACTAGATTCTCTTTATATTCACATGAACTGCTTTGTTAAGAGTGCAACCTCTGTTTACGATGTTGACTCTAAAATGAATTATATCGAAATCGTATACGAGCGATTCGTCAAGAAGGATAAGAAATACGACACGTACGTCGATTACATTTCTACCGAACCCAATGGAGATTGGACCATGATAAATTCTACCAAAAGAACCATCTTATATGTAAAGTTTCTTGACACTATGGTTAAAAAGACACTCGAAGTTCAGCACAAAATAGCAGAGCTCACACTAGAAAATGTGTTTACACGAGACTATAATTGTATTCGTCTCGCACATTCTAGTAAAATATTGGATCCCACATTCCAGCCACCGATTATCAATGTGAACAGTGCTTGGCAAGTGGATTTTATGAAGAAATTTTGTAAAAAATACCTCCTTGAAATAATTCAGAGATGTAACAATTTGGGGCGTTTAGAATATTTCATTAACGTCCTGAATATAATACAATCAGAAGTATAACTAACATACAGAGGAACATACCAAAATAAGGAATCCTCACCTCATTTTTCACAACCTTCTTCTTTTTTGATGGGCAAGTGAAACCGGTATCTATGTTTCGTTTAGGTTGAATAACGATATCACGAACAACTGGTTTTAATTGGTCGTTACATAATCCAAAATCACAAAATACACTACGATCATCTACAGATACTGGTTTACACACAGTTTTCTTCAGTTCTGAGAAATTTCCAAATTCACCCGTCTGTCGCATACCCCCTGGAAGGGAGAAATCATGTGTGACAAATGGATTGACGTCATTGATCGCATCTTCGTCGTTGAGCATATATGAACTCATACTTGTTATTACTTCAGATTATATTTCTTATCTCGCATCTTAGTTTTGTGTTCACACCACATCTGATCCAGGTCCACATTTAGCATGTGTGCCAGTTGAAAAAGGTAACTGAAAACATCACCCATTTCCATCATAATATCAGTACCCCGATCCTTTTTGAGATTTGTCTTCTTGAACGTTTTTTTGTGTTGACGAATTGCCGATGCTAATTCACCAAACTCTTCTGTTAGTAAAAGCCACACTGTATCGACAGGAGCACGATCCCACCCCTTTGATCTACAGACCTTCTCGGTTTCAGTTTTATAGTAGTTAAGACTCATACTTAATATACCATCGAGGTATAACTTTAAACTAGTTGATACCTATTTTAGTATTCTTGTCCAACTTGTTTCCTGTAGTGCTCGTATTCACTGGACGATCCAAAAGGTCCCTGGTTGTGTCAATTTCCTTACTGTATGCGATATACTGAGCTACACCAGTTTGAATCTGACCAACAGCCGTGTCAATGACACGACCATTCATGTACTTGACCTGCTTCTTAACTTCCTTGTTGTGATCACCCGAGTTGTTGATGAATACCACGCGCATGAGACTGTATAAATCATCAGGGTTCTGATAATCTATGGATATACCACTCTTATTTTTAAAGGCCTGACGAATCCCACGCTGAAGCAATTCGGTATTGAACTCAGAAAAAAAGAGTGAGTTCAGAGGAGTCTCGGTTTGTTTGATGGAATTGAGGTAACTCATTTAATATACTCGCCGAAAAAAATTATATGTAAATAGTAAATGCTGAACATGTCCGACTTCGACGAAGCGTATGCTCAACATCCAACATTAAAGAAGGAAGCTGAAATTAACTGCAAACCCCCAGCATGCTTCGTGGGTTCATATGCCCCAGTCTCCAAGGCTGGTGAGGAAGGTGCTTTTTTCGTAAACACGTATCTTCTTCAACCCAATCGCAAAATGGAAGTGGCGGGAACTGTCCCCGTTCGGAGTAAAGACTTAGAATGTAAGAAGTAAGTTAAAAATAAAAATTTAACAATAGGTATATGAGAGTTATTAAACGCTCAGGTCGTATTGAGGATATGAAATTTGATAATGTCACCAATAGGATCAAGAATTTAACGTATGATCTCTCAGAAAATTGCGATTCATCTAAGGTTGCGCAACAGGTATTTTCTTCCATGTACGATAACATCACAGCTCAAGAAATTGATATACTTTCAGCCGAAATTTGTATCGGAATGATCACATCTGACCCAGACTATGAGATTCTCGCGACCCGTATTATTGCGAGTAACATCCAAAAGGTATGCCCAAACAACTTCCACCTCGCCATGCGAAAGCTTCATAAGGCTGGTATTATCACAGATGAAGTTGTAGAAGTCGCACAAAAGGTCAAAGAGTCTATTAAAACTGATCGTGATTTTGAATTTGGTTACTTTGGTCTGAAAACTCTCGAAAAGAGTTATCTTCAGCGTGCCGATGGAAAGTTGGTAGAGACACCACAGTATATGTTTATGAGAGTTTCTATAGGTATTCACGGTAGGGATATTCCAGCTGTATTAGAAACATACGACAAAATGTCTCAAGGTTTTTTCATTCACGCGACACCTACATTGTTTAACGCCGGAACACCCAGACCTCAGATGTCTTCCTGCTTTCTCATCGCCAATAAGGGTGATTCCATTGATGGAATTTATGGTACACTAACAGAGTGTGCCCAAATTTCAAAGTGGGCCGGTGGTATCGGTATGCATATTCACGATATTCGTAGTAATAAGTCTCGTATTCGAGGCACCAATGGCCAATCCGATGGGATTATTCCGATGCTTAGGGTATTCAACGCCACGGCACGCTACGTCAATCAGGCTGGTAGGCGCAAGGGTTCTATCGCAGTGTATATCGAACCATGGCACGCAGATATCATGGATTTCTTGGAACTTCGTCTCAATCAAGGTGACGAAGAAGCTCGATGCAGGGATCTCTTCTCGGGTCTCTGGATTCCTGACCTGTTCATGAAGAGGGTTGAAGAAGGTGGGAACTGGTCACTTTTCTGCCCCGACAAGGCCAAGGGTCTCTCTGATGTGTACGGTGAAGAGTTTGAAGCACTGTACACTAAGTATGAAGAGGAGGGTCTCGCCAATTCAACTGTTCCAGCGGCTGAAGTCTGGAAAGCGATTCTCAAGTCTCAGACAGAAACTGGGACTCCCTATATGCTGTATAAGGATGCTTGTAATCAGAAGAGTAACCAAAAGAACTTAGGTACGATTAAGAGTTCTAACCTGTGTACGGAGATTATT